CCAGTGTTTCCAGCCTTCGGGGTCGATACCCCTACTCGCCGGCAGGAACCCCCAATTCGGGGATATTCCGCGTTTTAGATCATAGTTGGTTGTCTCAAGCCTGAGATTAACGCTATGATCCCGAAGATAGCCTGCTAAGAAGCTTAGGACGAGTCCTTCAGGGTTGAAGACTCGTTTTCTTTGCTTACGCGGGCCCACGATCTCTTCATCTCCGATTCTAAGTTTGACTTGTCTGGCACGCCATCCCTTATAGCGGATGGAACCATTCTCGTCTCTGCTCAGTCTCGTAGTAAGAGATCTAGGAACGTGGAACCCTGCGCCGTCATCTTCGTCTGGTGGTACCGGAAGGTACTTAACCTCGCGAATTAATCTGGTGGTTAACCTAGGTAAGTATACACTATGCCTAGATTGCCATCGGATTAGACGGTTAACAGCTGAGTAGATATCTTGTGGCGTGTCGAGAGTCTTAAGATAGACTCCACGAACGTCGGTGCCATTGAAGGCATCGAGACCACATGACTCCCGGAACAGCCCTGTATTAAAGGACTTGCTGGCATTTACCTGAAAACCAAGCATGGACAGGAGATAACATACATCGTCGTAGCACTCACGTACTACGATGATATCATCTCCGTTTACCGCGAAGTTTCCAGTTAAATCGCCGTACGGGGCGTGATACTTCACACCTCGACAACGATAGACAGCCAGGACGACACACGTGAACAACAATGTTTGGAGTGGAAATGTGTAACCATTCCCCATTGTTGAAATCATATGTAGCTCTATCTCCTTCCCATTGGGAAGTGTAGATACCGGAGATCTGAAGAGTACCAACCAATCGAATAACTCTTTTGGCAGGCATCCCTTCAGTAGATCCAGTGATATAGAGTCAGATGCGGATGAGAGATCTATGGTTCCATAATCTCCTGTCCGACTTCCTCTCATCGTGAGCCGGCGATTCTTCTCTTGTTGGACCGACAGATCTATCCCAAAGGTAGATCTTAGCCCATCTTCGAGAATGGCGCCAAGGCCAAGCTGATAGAACATATTCAGCGATGGCTCAGTACATATGGTTCGTGATACGTCTTCCGTCTTCGGTACAAACGAAAGGCGATTACCTCTTACAATAGACGGTCCCCCAAAATGGTTATACCGCAATTCAGTGGCGGTTTTCCATCGAGGGTCGCAGTCTATGTCCTTTATATAGGCAAGGTAGAGGGCTTCCTTAGTTGTCGAAATCGGGCCTGCGAACATCTTCGTATAGAAGTCTTGTCCGTAGGATCCAATGCTTGCTCCTGGTCCCATTCGACCCCTGCGAAGGATAGAATGGAATGTCAGGGTTGGCAAGCGATCGAAGAAGCTCTGAAGGTACTGTTTGAAGGTACCGAGAAGCTCCATATCATAGCAGTCACGAAGACCACTACGATAGATCGACAAACTAGGGAACCTGTACGATTCACAGAAGGAATTAACCTTCAGGAATTTCTCTAAGGCTTTCGCCTCCGCATCTTTCTTGATCTGAGCCACATACTTCTTCAGTAGTGACTTAGCTAAGTTGATGCTGGCGACCTCCTTGATATCTATCCCAGGCCAGAACTCGACATTGCCACCCTCTCTGAGGGCGGATATCGTGGACTGATCAAGATAGACGGACAGGTCCTCTAAGAGGTCCAGGTAAAGCATCTGAGGGTTTGAGATACCCATAAGGTGTCACCCGGTCCATATTAGGGAAGAATGGGCAAATGAGTCCCATAATTCTGCATAAAAACGTGGAAATCCACGTCTCTATGCGTAATCCCCATCAATCGTCTCACTCTATGCGTCAGGAACAAATATAGATCACCTTCAACCTTGCGGAAGAAGGGGTGAAATATGACGTCCCATTCGCCGAGCTCGGGATCCTCTGGTACTTCGACGTTACCCTTACGGGCCTCGTTTAGATACCAACCGATACCTCGCTCACCAGTAGGGGTGCTCGACTCTAGATTTAATTCTAGACGTTCTCGCATCTCTACTAGGCCGTTACCCTCGCGGGTAACTAAGCCAGTAAGGTAGAATGAGCTCTTGGAATGTCGTCCTAGGCACCCATTCACGATAGCAGAGTATGCTGAAAAGTACGAGCGTTTATCAAAAACGCGAATACCTGTTTTCAACACAACGTTACCGCGACGGGGTACTATTACGAGTTCTAGCTTTAGCTTGAGCATGATGAAACACCTTTAGGTGGGTTAATATGGATCAATTCTAGCCAAATGGCTAAATGACCGACTTCGAAAGAAAGTCGATTATTCCGTCCGGCACGTTGATAGCGCCGCCGCTAAGGATGATCAATAAGATCATACCGATCGCGACTAACTTACCACGGTGCTTAGGACCTAATGGCTTGTTCACAAGATACCCGATACAACCGTATCGCCGTTTCCGGCGGACTGTTGAGTCAGGACTCCAATGGCAAGTGACATTAGCGCACGAAGATCGATGGGATTATTTGCCTCCGACCCTGCAGGACGATCGATTGTCACAGTGACAATCGCCGGCTGCGCGGCCAGAGACGTGTGAGGGATTACTCCCTTACGAAATACCCATTTGTCGACGTTGCGGGGAACTCTCGACGGAGCACCGACAGCGTTCAGAGGGCCGAGAGATTTGTAACTCGCGACTCTGAAATACGTTGCCGTAAACGGATCACCATTCGCATGCAATCGAGCAGTGTTACCAGAACCGCCAACGGCGGTAACGGCCCACTGTCTCGAATTTGCAGTCGGTGATGCATCCGCCGTGACGGTATACGTCGGAGAGGTGAAACCTGTTTGGGCACCCCCAGAAACAGGCGATGTGAGGCTGATCGTCATTTGAAACTTCAAACAAATTGAGGTTAAAGATTACGAAGGTCACGTCTAGCACTTACGAGAGCAGCGATGTTGATCCACCGTTTGCTGAACCCAGGAATCTCGAAAGAGATCCTGGGGGCATCTGATAGACCAACGCTCCTCACGAAACGCTTATCGCGTACCTCCACCCAGCCGCCATTACCATACGCCGATCCTTGACACTCGTTTCCAGTCCAGTATGCCGACTTCGTCGTCGGTAAGTCGATGAAAGACTCTGATCGCGAGATCCTAGTCCTCACCGAAGTGCGATTGCACCATACAAGATCTGAAGTACAAGTGGTCCAGGCTTCGATGACATCTCCAATATTGGAGAAATAGTCAATGAGAAAGGACCAGGGTACTAGTTCCCAGACAGTTGGAACGAATTCATTCCAGGTAAAACCTAGAAGTTCCGCATCAACTGAAGGGGTCCCAGCATTCCTGACCCTAAGAACGCCCAAATACCTGACATACGTCCGATGTTTGACCGTTCGCTGACTTCTGACCCAAATTCGGATATTACTCCAATTGTTCACGTCATAATTAAGAGATACCTGAGTATCCTTTGAGGACCGGAAGACTATCTTGACGAAATCGTCTTGAAGAGCCCTCCCCTGTCGCTCAAGAATACCAGAAGCCTCTTTTATGTCGTTAATAAACGGGAGCCAACCGAACTGAGCTTCGAGCCAGCTATCCGCAATGTACCTTGGGTTCCGTAAACGCCTACGAGGGACTTTCTTTAGCCCCTCAAGATAGACGCCAACGCGTTGCCTGAGTGCACGTGCAGGATTTCTCAACATATGGAGCGTTTCCCTAGCTTCACCTAAGAACACGCCACTCTGAAAGTGACGTTGCTGCTTTCGGATCTTCTTAAGGAAACCGATGACCGCGGCATTGGCCACCGTCGCATCTTCTGAAGGTGGTGACCCAGGTATTGGCATACCTCCGGTCACCCCCGACACGTCACATTTACGTTCTTTGATCTCAAAGGACATCGGATAGTACGGAGGTTTTCGAAGTTCACGCGAGTGAAATTCGCCCCTCTTAACTCTCCACGTTCTTTTCGTACCATCGAACGGAGTTGTGGCAGACCTATGGTTCTTAACAGCATCGCGCCAATCAGGGTTCTTGAAACCGGAGAATCCGTCAACCCACGAAACCCTAACCACGTCAGTGGTAAAGGAATTCGGGGCAAATGACTGATCCGACGTTTTCTGAGAACGGACTGTAATGAATGTCCGACCTGACTGGAACGATTTACTATAAGAGTCCATAAGTGTTGATGCTAGAGTAATCGTACTTATAGGAAGTACGGCCTTTGTCGCCTTTCTCTCAGTGCAAGACCTAGGGCTGGAAGCCCTAGGGCCAACTGAAATGTTGGCGATGAGCTACTCTGTAGCTCATGGGAGGTGGGAGTACCCAGGAGGGGTACTCCC